ATACGGATTGTAGTTCATGTGCGAGTACAAGTGGATGTTCCTGGTGTCCTAATGAATCCCGTTGCCTTTCCAGTCGCATTTTAAAGAGTACGGATCCCAAATGCAATCAATCCAATACTATTTCTGTTCCCTTTCGCTGTGTCCCAGGAGGGGTAACACCAGTACCAGGCCCTGAAAGCAATGCAAGTAATCAGGTACTATTTGATTTTTCATTATACAAGAATCGGATTGAAGATAAGATTCCTCCACCCAATGCATTCACCACTGAAGAAATAGAATACACACCAGAATCGGTCATGGCAAATACTAATCAGCTTCGCAATGATCTTAAAAATTTGTATACAAACCTACCTGACGCCATTGCATCGTCTCTTGAAGAACAAGTTCAACCCATGGTAAAAGGTATTTTATCTGACAATTATATTATTCAATAACCTATAATACAACGTACAACATTTATAAATTTGATTCTTAATTATACAATCAAATAGACAAATGGAACCTAAGAAAGCAGCCCCAGAAAAAAACAAACAGAAAAAAGACAGAGGCCAATTCTATACAACCAATTCATCCTATATTCTCGACGGATTCCCATTGCCTCCATCCGATATTCGGTGCATTGTAGAACCGTTTGCAGGAAAAGGTGATTTGATAGAATGGATAAAACAAGCAGGTAGTACCGCGGCTATCGAAGCATTTGATATTGAACCAAAATACCCAGGAGTTCAGAAACAAGATACATTACGTACGCCCCCTGATTATAATAATGCATGGATTATTACAAATCCACCCTATCTTGCACGAAATAAATCGGACAAAAAAGAAATATACGATATGTATGACACAAATGATCTGTATAAATGTTTTATAACAAGTGTGGTACAACAAAATAATTGTAGAGGCGGAATCTTTATTATTCCTGCAGGATTCTTCTTTTCGCCTCGAGAAATGGATACACGATGCAGAAATGATTTTATGTCGCGCTACAAAATAACCAAAATGAAATACTTTGAAGAAACAGTATTTGATGATACAACGACCACGATTGTTGCCTTCTCCTTTGAAAAATCCACACCCCTAACGGAACAGCATGTTGAATGGACCATGCTACCATCAAAAATAAATAAAACATTTTATATGTCTTCCACCTATCAGTGGATTATTGGAGGAGATATTTATCATTTGGAAGTTCCCGCTGGAATACAAGTGCGACGCCATGTGGAAGGTCAGCCGCTACGAGAAAATGAGACACAGACTTTTATCACATTGAATGCATTGGATAGTGGAACAAAAGATGGTAGAATTTGTTGTACGTATCGAAAGGATTATATCTATCCAGCAAAGGATTGTAGTCGAACGTATGCGACGCTTCGTATTTCTGGAAGGGAACTGTCAGAAGAAGAACAGATTCAGTTGTGTTCTCGATGGAATGAGTTTATCGAAAAGAAACGAGCAGATACATGGAGTTTGTTTCTACCTCAGTTTAGAGAATCGAAAGAATATGCGCGAAAGAGAATTCCATTTGAATTAGCATACCGCATCATTCTCCACCTTATTCAAACCATTGCATAAGCCAGTATCTTATTTTTTACGGATTATACCTATGTATACAATTTAATCAGTATATATAAGAATACCCAACAAATGATATAAATGTACGTTAGCCGACAATAAAATTTGACGGACCTTTTTCTAAAAAAAGAGTCAGAATCCAATCCAATATGTCCTTTGATCTCGAATCCCGCAACCAGGAACTCCATGCTCGTTCGCAGATGATGGTCTATGGACGTCCTACAAACAAGCTGGACTTTCTCGGAACAATCTCCATCTATAACTACGAGTATTTCAATGTGTTTCGTCGCTACAATAATGTGCATGAGATTGTTGTGGAGGATTACAACTGCGACTTTCACTTTATTAAAAACGAAACACTTCGTCAGACGCTGGAGGGCATTCTGTGCCTATCAGAGGAGCAAACAAAGACTCTATACATTCAATCTGCATTCTCCTTCAAACATCAATCAGAAATTGCCATTACACATGATATGGTGGATATGACCTGGTCTGATATTCAGCACATGTGGGGTGGCCTTGTATTGAACATGGGTGGTATTCTCGAGGACTATCACCGAGCGGTAAAAGCCTATCAGTCACCTGCTCCCAATACATCATCTGCTGTTCCAGATGCACCTCTAAAGTGCCGCAGCGTCGTCTATCAAAATAATGGTGTCAAGCGTCAGCGTCTATCGGATCGATTCGCAGAAATGGAGGAGACTCGCATGAAAGACGAGGATGGATATGATGAAGAGGCAGACGAGGAAGAGCAAGAGGAAGAGCAAGAGCAAGAGCAAGAGGAAGAGGAAGAGGAAGATGACAATTATATGGAGCTTCGCAGTGGAACAGTATATTATAAAAAGTAAATGTATAAAAATAACATAACATAAATTATATTATATTATTTTTAATGGATAACGTCATAACGTAATAGGATAGATGACTGTTTTTTCAGAAATACACTGAATATACGCGTTCATAGTAGAAATAAGAGTTGTAATCATAGCATATAATACACAAATATCTTTGGATGTTGCATCTGTGTATGATTGATAAGTTGCGATGCTATGATGTGGGATTTGTTGATAAAAATCATAATAAAATTGTTTGATGGTACGAACACGATTTCGTATGTCATTCTTATGCTCCTGTAAAATCGTTGGATAGGGTATATGTAATTCAATAAATGTATTAAAATTCTTAATTTCCTCTTTAAAATCAATCAAAAAAGAGAATACACGCGCCTTATCTTTGCGTTCTTTTCGCTCTTTCTGCTCTTCTAACATTAGATCGTATGGCAGTTTAATTCTTAACTGCGTAATATCCATATAATGTATCCTTATACCTAGATATTATATTTTTTTTGGAAAAATAACCTTATTTTCAAATTGAATCTCACACGGTGGAATACATTTAGAAATGCCTTTAATATATTTAATGATACCTTTCTTAACGACGGCGGAGTCCTTTATAATCGACATAATATTAGTGCGAATGGTGTCTTTTGACAATTTATGATGTTTTTCTAATAGACATACGAGTTCGCGAACTTCTATTTCGCCACCAGCCGAACAGACTTTCATAATCGAACTGGTCCATATTCGTCCCTTTTCTTCACCTGATTCGCGAAATACATCAGCAGGAAGGCTAACATCTGAATCTGTCCCAATGATTTCCGTGAACCGTGCCTTCTTCAGCAATCTATCCAGTCGGTCCTCTGATTCATCCAGTAGATCAGCAGTCCATCGTGAAATCTCATCCAAATGTGCTTTATGGCGCCTCCAATCCGTACGTCGTTTTCCAATTTCTTCTACCGCTTTTTCCAATTCTCGTATCATTTCTACGCGGTCAAATGTTTTCCCCTCTTCTTTGTGATATTCCCACCAAATACGAAAGAGCGACATGAGCATTTGGAAGACACGATTTTCATCCTCTCCGCAGAATTCTTCAAAGCGATTAATATAAATCATCATGTTTTCCCCATCAAATTCAGTAAACAAATTGCCAGATTGATTCTTACCATACATATCGGTATAGCGACTAATCATAATACCAATTTGTGCTTGTGGATTTTCCTTCACATCTCGTAAAAATTTCTCCACTTCAGCTTTTGGAACAACATTATTATAATTTTTGAGTTCCCAGAGAACGACATGTCCTTCCAATTCCATAGAGAAATCCATTTCATGTCCCATACCGAGACGGGTATCTTTGAGTTGAAATCCGCGACAGAGACCATAATTTCGTTTGAGTTTCTCGCCAAATTCCTCTTCGTAATCCGAACCTTTTGTTTTTACATTTGCACCACGTTTTCCAAGGGTATTTGAAAGTTTTACGACTTCTTCTGACTGTTTCGTAATGACGTCTGATAATTTATGATAGGACAATTCCATTTTCTCCAGCTGTTGTTGCTTGGCGGCGACGATTTTCTCCATTAGAACTTCTGTGCGATGAACCGCTTCTTGAATATCCTGGGCTCTCAGGGCTTCCATCTCACGCTTCCGATTTTCCAGTACTTCATATCGTGAAGCAAGAATATCGTGTTCTTTTCGTAGTAGACGAATCTTTTCTTCTGTATCACGACTACATACTTCTTTTTCTAAGAGACGGGCTTCTGCAAGTCCATTTGAATAATCAGCATGAATGCGGTCTTTCTCCGCAGTAATAAGGCGAAGATTGTCTTGTAGGGAGGCGATGGAGTCTTGGTATTTTGTTTGGATACGTTGGAGTTCTTTCTGATGACGTGTTTCAATAGCATGAACTTCGTCATTGGATCTGCGTGTTCGAACGGACTGCTGAATGGATGCGCCGATAAAAAGTGCCTCTTCTACTTCTTCGACAGAGCCTGAACGATAGATATCAGGTAACACAAATGATTGGGTTACCTGCAGTTGAATATGTTGCATGATTCCTATGGTAATAATGTGATATATGTTTAAACTCATCAAATATACATAAGAATAAATAGAGGTATAAATAAATATCAATACGGTATTGATATTTATTTAAATTCCTATTTTTTTCTTTATATAAGTTATAATAATGATATATATATATGGTGATAGTCATGCTCATTTCAGTTTCAAGAATTTAAATTTAAAATATAAAGATTTACATTGTAGTTCTATAACAATGTTTAGAATTGGAAGAGATAATGTCATTATAAATTATGATAAGAATACAATAACAAGTGAAAATGATATGATTATTATATCATATGGAGAAGTTGATTGTAGATGTCATATTCAAAGACAAATAAATAATGGAAAGGATGAAGATGATGTAATTAACGAATTAGTTGATAAATATTTCCTAACAATTATAAATAATATAGTTGGAAAAAGTAAAATAATAATAGTTGCAGTTATACCTCCAACTAAACGAAATGATTTTGAAAAGATACATGGGCCAATTTTACACGAATTTCCATTTGTAGGAAAAGACGAAGATAGAGTTCGATACACAAATAAAGTTAATAATAAATTAGAAGAGTATTCAAACAAAAATAATTATATTTATTTTAATCCATATGCCTATTATACGCGGGAAGATGGTACTCTAAAACACGAATTGTCAGATACAAATGTTCATTTAGGCGACACTTCACATTTTTTAGAAAAATTTTATGAGTGTTATAAATCGGCGTTTTAAATAATTAATATGCGAAGGAACTTGAACCTACCAAATCGTATTATAATTATATCCAGAAAATTCATCATAATCTGATTTGTATTGTAAAGGATCTCGATTTGTCATTTGAATCTGAATACGATTGGCAAAACGTAGCAATGGAAATAGACCATAAGGTGATGCATACCAAATTCCATTACATGTAGATGTAACGAACTTATGCGCAAATAGATCACGGGGAGCTTGATGTTCGCCACGCCAATTTCTTAGAAATCCAGTAATAAACATGGGAGTACACCAAAGAGCAATGGCACGTTTCATTACATGATATACATGTTATTTATTTAAGTGCATAAATATGTCCGGTTATAATATATTTCTAATATAGAAATGACAATTATTTATATTTCGATAGGCTGTCAATGTTCTCCTAGAATATATATTAAAAACGCATTACAATTATCAAAAAAACAAGGTTATGATTCGTGTCCATTCGATTTATGTATGACACCTTATCAGGCTCTTTACGACTGTCTACAGACAGATTTTCAACATTTTTTTGATGATCTGCATCTTGTAGAGGGAGATAATGCAGATGGAGACCGTTCTCATTGTGGCAGAGGTCTTGAAAATATTAGGAACAAATATGGTATGACATTTAATCATGAAGGTTCTACGCACTCTCATTTGTTTAGTAATGGGACAAACGATGATTTATTTTATATACGAGACGATTTTTTAGAATTTAAAAAAAGATACACAACGCGAATTGCCAATTTTCACAAATATATTGAAGAAAATGAAGAAATAATATTAATACATAGCCTTTTTCCAGGTATTTGTGAAGTAGCAGATTTGGAAGCAATTTGTAATATATTAAGAGAGAGATATCCTACAAAGCAATTTAGGTATCTACAAATGTAGATTTGCAACAATTTATTTCAAATGATATACAAATGATACAAAATGAAATAGACAATTTTCGCCAACGATTTTTCGATAATGTGATCGCAGAGGAGCAAAAGAAAGAGAAAGAACTCAAACACAAACAGGCAACCTGCTTTCATTTATATAATGTAAAGGGCCAGATCAATCAAAAAGGATATCAGGAACGATCCTGTTCTAAATGTGGTTTAACAGCAGTTAAACATCTCAAAATATGGGAAGGAACAAAAGGTTGCACGATTTCTTAATCATTTCATAATAATCCTAATCATTTGCGTATAATCATACGCTATTTATTCATATCCGGTAAGTACAATGTTTCAGGGTTTCTTTGAGTGGGTGATGGGTATGATCACCTATGTTCTATCCTTTTTTGGAATTATCATTTCTAAGCCAACCGCTGGTGGCGGCGATGTAGCACAAGTAACTGACGCAGCTGAATCGCAAGTGGAACTATCACCACAGTCCTCATCGTAGTTCCCAGAGTAGTTCCCAGCGCAGTTCCCAGCGTAGTCCTTATAAAATTGAAATAGAAAGAAACAAATTAAATGTATAACATAATCCTATAAAGCGTAATAATGTCTTCTAAGATTATTCTTCTCATCGGTTTCCAAGCTTCTACCAAATCTTCTTTTGCCAGAAATGTTCTACAACGAATGTCCAATGCCATCATTGTATCATCTGATACAGAAAAAAATAAAACAGTACAACATCTACTTTCCATGACTGAGAAACATCTTGAAGAGGGAAAAACGGTCATACTCGATAACACCAATCTGACACGATCTGGAAGAAAACAATTCATCGATTTGGCTAAACGAGTTCACGTCCACATTGATGGGCATTATTTCAAGACAACCTATGAAGATTGCCAAATTCGTCATTTGACCCGTTGCTATGAAACATTCGGCCATATTCCTCAAACAGGAAAGCTTCCTAATAATGAAAAGCATCCCCATGCATTTGGACCAGCTGTCCTCTATGCCGCCCGAAAATCATTGGAAGAGCCAACCATCGAAGAAGGATTTACATCACTCAATATTCGTCAAGTGGAACCGATTGCCTGGAATTCTGACTATTGTCATAGAGCCCTTTTCTTGGATATTGATGGAACACTTCGTCAAACAGAACATCTGCTATACAAATATCCAACTACCGTTGAAGAAGTCGAACTAATTCTTCCTGCAGAACAAATGCGTTCTCGATTGGAAGAGTTTCGCGCAGCTGGTTTTCAACTAATTGGATTGTCCAATCAATCAGGTGTTACACGTGGAATTCTAACAGAAGAAAAAGTAGAACAACTATTTGAAAGAACCCGTTCTCTACTGGGATACACAAAAGAAGAATTTCCAATTCTGTATTGCCCTCATTCAGCGATACCACCATCATGTTTCTGTCGCAAACCGCAGTCAGGTATGGCAATGGACTGTATTATGAAACTCCATTTGAATCCACTGAATTGTATGATGGTAGGAGATAAAAAAACAGATGAAACCATGGCAAATCGCCTTCAAATCCCCTATCACGACGTGTCTGCCTTTTGGAAATAAATGTAGAAATAGACAAAAAAAGGAATATATATTTATTTTTTAGGAACACATCGCAAATAATTTTTGAAGCATTTTTCGTTTCTCTTCTGCTTTGGAGTCGATGAGTGCATCAATATTAACAGTACCATCCTGTTCTGCCTGAAGATGAAGGTGAAAGATCTTAACAACCTTGCTCTGCCCCATTCGCACCGCACGAGCAATGGCCTGATCCATCAGAGCAGAGGTCCACCACGGGCTTACAAAGAGAATGCGGTCATATTCTTGAAGATTAAGACCCACTCCACCAGCTTGAAGCTGAATGAGCAAAACGGTAGTTTCAGTGGTTGCTTTGGACTTTGCAAGTGTCGCACGACGCTCCTCCTGATTCATCACGCCACAATATAACAGGATATTCTCGTCCTTCACGAGCTTTTCCTGTAATAAGTATTCGCGGATAAGTGCCATCTCATCATTGAATTGGCAGAAGATGATATATTTATGGAGTTCCTTGTCGGTTTCTCCAGTAAGAATGTTTTTAATGGCAGAGAGTTTGGTGCTCGGCCCTTCCCAGTCTTTGCGGGGGTAATGGATATCTTGACGACGCTTGGAGTTGATATAGACTTGAGGATGAACGGAGATTTGACGAAGACGAAGGAGAAGAAGGAATGCTTCAGAGGCGCTCAGGCCTTCAGTCGCATATTTTGTTGCGGAGGAGGCAGATGCGCACTGAACACCATGATAGAATTCCTCCTCTTCTTCGGTAGTAAAGGGAAGTTTCATGTGATGAATTTCAGGAATAGGAGGGGCATCCTTAATAACGCTACGCAGAGAATCAAGGGAACGGTGAATAAGAAGCTGCGGCAGGATGGTTTGGAAACGCTTTTCCCATGTATAGGCGGCAGAAGTGGGAACGCCAAGAAAGGCAAGAAGACTGGTAACGTCTCGAAGTGAATTGACAAGGGGAGTTCCTGTCATGGCCCATCGAAGGGGGGCTTTGATTTTGCGCGCATAGAAGGCAACCATGCCGTTCGCATTGCGAATTTTGTGTGCCTCATCTAACACAACGCGATCCCATTCCCGTTTAAAGAGACCAGGAGCATGATACAATTTCTCGTAATTGCTGATATATACTGCTGGGCGGCACTTCATAAAGTGCTTAGGAATAGAGGCATTGCCCTTTTGAAGAGCCCATGTTTTCGTTTTCTTGTCCACTTGATACACGGCCATACCCGCGCGCAGACACACATCGGACCATGTATCAATCATAGCGAGAGGGGCAATCAGAAGAGTGTTCTTGACAATGTTATTTGCAATAACCGCAGTCATTTGAATGGTTTTGCCGAGACCCATATCATCGCATTGGAATCCGCCCTTCACAATCACATTAGTGCTGTTTTTGTGAGGAATAGAAGTACCGATGCGCTCTTTCTCCAGCATCCATTGGATTCCCTCGAGCTGATGAGGGAAATAGGCGAAGCCGGCCCAGAGTGGTTTAAGAGACATTGTTGCACGGAATACACGGAATACGTGGAATACACGGAATACGCAGAAGAAGTATACAAAAAAATAAGAGATAACATATTTCAATTTTTATTAGATAAAAGAGTGCGGTATGGAATCTTGAGAAAGGAGATTGAGAATGTCATTGTTTTGGTGATGTTCGCGTTGGTGATTCAGATAATAATTGATGGTATTTTGCGAAAAGAAGACAGGAGAAGAAAGGTGTACACTGATGAGGCTTATATAGGCAGTATCGCCGCGCTCATGAAGAGGAATATGGGAGTGAAAATCAGTATGAATAGAACGTACCTCACCATACACATTAAAGACCTCAGAAAGATGAAGGTGAAGACGCTCCATGAATGCATGATAGTCGATGTTGAACATGGGATGGAGAGCCGTGTTATTGTTTTCTATGAAATAATATTGAATAGGCGACCAGGCGCGGAATTGTTCGATACCATTCAGGGAAAAGCGAACAACGGCGACGGGATAATTCATGATAAGGCTTAATTATTTTATGATTTGCATTTATTTCAATTTTATTAGTTATGAGATTGAATATGGAAATAAAATTCCAGATCGTTAATGATGGAAAGAGCATCATCAATTGCTTCTAGATGAATATTATAATCAGGAATATCAGGAGGGGCAGCAATAGAGAAATGGTCTGCGATATTTGCAACGTTAGCGTGGACATAGGGAAGAATTTCGGATTGATGATTTAAAACAATAATAGGAGCGGGAAAAGAAGCAATAGGAGGAGGAGATAATGTAAGTCCCTCTTTTCCTTCCAGCCATTGCGCAACCGTGTAGCATTTCAGAGTGAACATTGATTTTTGTTTACTGGGAGAGAGAGAGATGGGATATTCGCTACACAATTCGTAAATAGAATAGTCTGCAAAGAGAAGCATCTCTAACGCGCATTGAAGGATAGTCTGATTATTGGGTGTATCATAGATATATTCAAGAAAGGAAACATGTGTTTCTCTGCCGACCATATAGGTATATAGTTGTTTGCGATGAAATGCCTGGAATGTATCACCTGCTTTGATAACAATATGCCAAGCAGATGCTTTTAGGAAGTCCGAGAGAGACACATCTTCGTAGGAAAATAGGTCAAACGCAGACAACGCAAGAAGCGAATCATCTGTCAATACAGAACGGCAATCCGCTTGTTCAAACACGACGCATGGTATTTCTTCCAGCTGAAATCCACGACTTGTATATTTCGTAATACGATTATCTAATTTTATGCTGCGTGTCTCGACGGCATATTGATTCTGAAGTGTTTTGTTGGAGATGTACATTTTTTTCTGAAGTGTTAGCTCAGGAGAAAGAGTTTCAAACATAGTGGTTGTGGCATTCCACCATGTGATACAACAACTCAAATCAAATGCTTTTGCAATATATTCTTTTAGCTCACGTTCGCCAATCGTAATGACTTGAATTTTTCTTTCATGGTCATCGATAAGGCTAACAACGGAACGAATGTTATGATTTTGGAAATCGTATTGGCCGTTTTTGTCGTCTGTAGGAGAGAACACTTTTTGAAGGGAATAACCCTGTGTAAAGAGAAAGTTAAGAAATAGTGTTTCTACTCGTCGGCCGTGTGAGGTATATTCTTCTATCCAAATATCGATATCGCCAGGTTCGTAGCCTGGGTCAACCCCATTACTTTTTAGATAAAGAGCAAGTGCGGAACTTCCTGCAACAAGCGAAGGAGTCTCACGCAGCAGGGCTTGGAATGGTGGAAAATCAATGTGGTACTCGGCGAGAAAAGACTCCATGATGCGTATTAATAAAGGTTGTTGTGCTTTCAATTTTTAAAATGAAAAAAGTGTGTTAGCACACTTCTTTTATTTTTTACTGTTTATTCGTTTTATATTATTCTATTATTCGTCTGATTTTTAGGAAGAGACAAGCAGGAAAGGCAGAAAGGGTGCTTCTCCTTGAATGAGATTGGCACCAGCGGCAGTGGGATGGCCGCGGAAGACGGAGCCATCAGTCAGATTGAATCCACGGCTGCGCGCGGAGTAGGTGTAAGCCGTCTTTTCGACAGCCATATCGCCACGCTCCATGAATGTTTTTTTGCGATAGTTGATAAAGGCATGGCACTGCGGATAGTAGGTGAAGACTTGATGTGCAGCCTCTGTGCTGTCAAAGATAATGTCAGTATTGTCAATGATGAAGAGGGTGATACCAGCCCACGAGTCAGATAGATGCCACTGTGCTTGAACCTCAGGAGTCAGCTGAGTGATGACGCCTTTGGCGAGAATCTTGTGGAGTTCAGCATCTTTTTTCTGAAGGATTTCGCGACCCTGTGTGATAATAGCAGTCGCTCCCTCAGCCGTTCCCATGGTCTGAATGAATGCCTGTGTCTCAGAGAAGGCCTCGGCAAACTTTCGCTGAACGGGCTTGTGAGCGATAAGATTGAGGACTTCGCGAATGCAACGGTCCTCTTCCGTCGGATTGTCCCAACGGTCCACACGGTCGATGTGATGCAGCCACGCAGGAACATCGTACTGCGGATAGAAGCGGCGCCAGGTCTGAATGGCGGCACAGCTCTCCGTGTGGATGGGACACTGGCCAACGGGCCAATGCTCCTCAGCAGATGCATGGTGGTCAATGCACATGACAGACAGAGCACCGTTTGCCATCCAGGTATCGCGTACCTCTTGCGAGACAGAGACGTCCAGAAGAAGAACATGCGTTCCAGGAATGATGGGTTCGGCCATTTTCCAGGTGCTCGGCTGACCAGGAGCAATGGGGTATTGGCGAACACGTCCCAGTGGCGCAAGAAAGCTGTGGGCAATGAAGCAAGAGAACCAGCCGTCAATGCAGTTGCCGTGGAAAAGAATGGTGTATTTGGATTGCGTAGTGGATTGCGCAGTGGATTGCATAGTGGATTGCATAGTAGATTGCGTGCTGTATTGCGGAGCGGACATGATTATGGAAGTAATGCGGGATATCTTTTATATTGTATCTTTTCGGATTCAATTTTTATTTGATTCAAATTAAAAATAATAGAGATAATTTTTATAGAGATGGTTCTGTTTTTATTTCGGTTGATTTAACTTTTGCATCTTTTTCATCTTTTACATCTTTTACATCTTTTTCGTCTTGTAGATAAGCAGTACGCTGTAGATTACGCGTTTGTAGTAGTAGTGCAACACGAAAGGGTCGCATATAGATATACCAGTTATCACTTGGACGGTCAAACATAATGGATGATTCTTTCTACTATATCATAGTAATGTTATTATTTCAATTTTCATAGATTTTTAGTAGCCTCTGGCATCTAGCCTCTGGCATACGCAGCAGCAAGCGACATGCGTTCCAGGATGCTAACAGGAGAATAGTGGAGCTTATTGATTTGTTGTTCATAATTTCCAATCAACTGCAGTTCATCCAGTTGCTGAAACATGGTACGTGATACACGTGAAAAGGCAGTAATACGTTCCAGTGGAGAGAGATTACGTTCCACTTCGAACCAGCCTTCGTTTTCTGCCTCCCACACAAAATATTCGTTGTACATGGTAGGCTGATAAATAAGACCATCCGTATTGCATTGGGCTTGAAGACTCTTACGAATAAAGGAAATGTATGTTTTGCCAGCGGCAATTTCCTTCTGCTCATCTGCTGTAGCGCGTTCTTGAAGATATTGCTTCCACTCGATAACCCACGTCATGTTGCGGTATATTTTTATCATAAAAAATAAAGTTCAATTTTTTATTGCAGATTATTCTAATGGTTTGAAACAGGATGGACATTTTTCAAAGTTATTGGCACATCTGCGGCAGATAAAACGTTTGCATGCACGATGCATGCGCCAGGCATTACCCAAACAGGCCATACACTGAGGCATTATTTTTCCTTTCCATCGTACTTCGTATTGAATTGTTTCACAGGAGCGACAGATATCGGGATTTGACCCAGTTTCTACACGAGAAAGTGGAATTTCGCATTGAAGACATCGAAGAAAGATAGAAGAAATGGTAGAAGTCCATGTTTGTGTAGAGGTCGCTGCTGGTGGTGTAAGGGGCGGACTAGGAAAGTCAAAGATAGTTTGTGAATGCGGTGTAGTTGGAATTTTAATGGGTGGAATAGGAATAGATGGCGGTGTGTAAACACGTATCATGCGAGGAAGAAAAGGTGGAATCTGAATCGGAGGAATGGAAAGGGTAGCTGACTGAGATGCCATGGCTGTCTTCTCTTTACTCATTTCTATTTATCAATTTTTTAATGGATAAAGGATTTATAATATAGTGTGTCCAGGAACGCCTTGATTCCACTGTTCCACTGTGTAGAAATGTACATTCATAATTGATTTGGGTTGTCCATCCACCTCTATCGTGATGAAGGGGGTGAGTTCGATGATGGAATAGTCGGACCAGAGAAAAGTATCAATTGCGCGATGAGTAATACTTTGTTTCAGTGGTGTGTCGTATAGTATGATATTATCTTCTCCAATGACAACATTGATTTGATGCTGCTGCATATAGTCATAGAGAATAGCACGATCAAAGGCCTGAAACTGGTTTCCTGTTTTGAGGAGGATGTTCCAATGAGAGGTATCAAGAAAGTCAATAGCGTCAACTTCTTCATAGGCACATACGTCAAACGCCTTGACGCCCTTCAGAATGCAGTCTATCATGATACGAGGGTCTTTCTCTTCCATCGCTTTACATTCCTCCTCTCCTAGAATGAATCCCAGACTCAAGTAGAATTCAAGATGAATACGTTGGCATTCAGTGAGACTCTCTATGGAAGGGATGAACTCATCATGCGGACAGACATAGATTTGTTTGCGAAGGATGGAGGAAGAATAGGAGTGAAAGGTATCTGTATTGTGGTCGTACCAGCAGTTATCCACGTTGAACTCTGCCCGTTTGATAATAGCATCTGGTGTAACACGTCCATCGAGGAAGAGGAGACGAATGACCTTGCCGAGGGGATGAGAGAATTGTAGTATGCTTGTGATACCATCACTTATATCATGGATGGGCGGCGCGTTGCCTAAAAGAGCATGAATCTTGTTCATGTTGATGTAATTGTTCTTTTCAAGGAAGGTGGTGAATCGATGATGAGTACTGAGTTGTGGTTGTGTTGCGAGGAGAGATTGCATCCATCGTGGATGGCGTCCATTGACCCAGATATCCATTCGAGGCGCGTTGAATCCTGTTTTGGCGTTTTGTTCCAGGTAGCCTGTGAGAGCAGCTGGTCCAGCCATCAATGTATCATTAGTGAGAAGGAGGTTGCATAGGGAAGATGGAGGAAGATGAAAGCTGGAGGCAACAGACTGAAAAGCGACAGACTGAAAAGCGATAGACTGAAAAACGGAAGACATGGATGTTACTGAGGAAGAGGTCGAGGCTACCATTAAAAATAATACATAATTATTTCAATTTTTAACTACAAATATAATTGGGCGCGGCTACTGTCGATATGGACGGTAATATTTTCCCCATTTGGATGTTGGCGAACAGCCTGTACAAGTTTATGTATGGTACTATCGATTAATGGATTCTCAGCATGATGGATATGAATATAAGATAATTTAGTGTATGTTGGAACAACCGCAATCACATGATGAAGAATAGCAGTGATAAAGGGATGAGAACCATTAATATTGATTTGATGAGTGGATTTTACATCTTCGTGCTTATTGACAGCATGTAGCCATGTAGGAATCTTATCGATTTCATGTTGTTTTATATTATCTAAAGAGAATTGTACTGTAATGAATGAATCATTATGACGGAGATAGGCTGATGGAATCTGATAAGCAATAGTGTAGTACATCTATACATAGTATCTACATCGTCTTTTTATGTCTTCTTTATCCTTTATCGTCCCTCCTTTGCGTATTCAATAGAAACCAGCTTGAAGCCCATGTACAAACGACCGAATTCAGCATTGTAAGCAGTGATTGCATCCTTGATAGACAGGAACTTAATGAGGGCGAATCCTTTGATTGTTCCATAGTAGGGGCTGGTTTTATCCATATTTTTAGGGATGTAAATATCACGAATCGGTCCATAGTTCTCAAATGCATGACGAAGATCCTCATGGGTGGTATCACGTGGAATATTGTGAGCAATGAGAACTTTGGTGGGGCACGGCTTGACATTAGTAGGCGTATCTACATTTTTCACAGAGAGTTCTTGTAGCAGAGCTGCAATCATGCTCGGACCAAGCCCTACAGAAACATAGGCTTTCGCCAATACCTCCTCTTCGGCACTTACTGAGATGTTGCCCATTTTAATGCGCTCCATAAATTGAACAAGATCTTCAGCAATCGATGGAATAGGCTCGTCGAAAGAAGAGGGAATAGAAGGAAGCATGGAAGATTGAAGCATGGAAGACTGAATCATAGAAGGATTATACACGGAAGTAATGGACATGGACAATGAAATGATGAAATAAAGCTGTTATTCTTTTTAAAGAAAAATCGGGTTCAATTTTTATAGGAGAATTATTTATTTAATACATTGGTTCCTATGAAATCATATCGTAACTTAAAAAATAAATGAAAAAACAGTTTGTGTTCTGTTTTTCATTTAGTTTTTATTTTCTGCTGTTTCGTCTATTGCTATTTTCTGTTTTTAGTCGATTTCTATTTTCTATTGTTTTGTCGATTTCTATTTTTATTCTTCGTCGTCAAAGGACGGCTCCGCAACACTGGTGTCGATTTTGCCTGTTGCCTCGTCATAGACGCCCTGCCACTCGCCGACTTCGCTGTCGGCATCCAACCACACTTGGTTGTCCGAATTGCGGAGGTACTTGACGCCATTTGACACCCAAGGGCGAACGCCGCCATCCGCGGGGCACGACCACGCAACGGGCTTCGCCACAACAACGGGCTTCTTCGCAGCCGCTTTGACAACAGCCGCTTTGACGACAACTGCCTTCGGCGATTTCACGGGTTTGGCCTCCTTGGCAGCCGCCTTCTCAAGGTCCTTGACGCGCTTGGCTTCCGCCTTTTCCGCATCCTTAGCCGCTTTCGCAGCCGCCTTCTCCGCTTCCTTAACGGCTTTCGCAGCCGCCTTCTCCGCTTCCTTAACGGCTTTCGCCGCCTCCTGCTCAGCGGCCTTTTCCGCAGCGGTCTTGCGGACAACCGTCTTCGGCGACGAAGACGCGCTTGACGCGGCGCTAACGGGCGCAGACGGCTGAGAGCCATCAAACTCCTCGCAGAATTCCTTGTAGAGTTCCTCGTGAGTTCCCTTTCCCGCTTTCACGGACCAACGCTGCTTCGAGAGCGACATAGCCTGCGTCAGCAGAATTTGCTTTCCCGCGGGGAATTTCTCGTCCACAGAGCCAGGATAGATGTGCGCATCATTCACTTCCTCTGACGCAGGAAACACAATTTCCTCGCTGCCCTTGGTCGCAGTGAACTCTTCCCATCCGTTCGCGAGAGCGTGCTTCAGAGTGAACTCAACCCACGCGCGCGGCTTCGCCAATTGCGGAGGCTGAATTCCCTTGGGAGCGCTGCCCGTTTTCGGCGTGGCCTTTACGGTGGTTTTCGTCGCTTTCTCGAGAGCCAGAGTGGCCGCCTTCACGACGACGAAAAGGTCGGCGCATTCAAACTCCTTCAGGGCGGCGAGGACGGTATCAAGTTGCGAGACGTTCGATTGCATGTTCGATTGCATGATTGCTTACGGGTTGCCAGACCGTGGGTTTAAGTGTTGATTCTTGGGCGGTTTTCTATTAGCCGAAAAACGGTTTCAATTTTTATTTGAAATTGACGATTTTTATAGGGGGAGGGGAGGGGCCCTATACGCGCA